GCCGAAGGGCGTTAGGTAGCCAGTTAAATGAAATCACTTTTTACGTGATGATTTCAATGCACGTTGTGTTTGTTTTGTTGCACCACCTTTGGAAAAAGAGCCAATTGCCTCATCGTCCTCTCCGCCTGCCGCACTAGCAGATCCAGATGGACCATCGCTATCGCTACCACTGTCAGATCCAATATCTTCAGATGCGGCAAATCGTTCAGTAGCAGTTGGCGGTGTGGGTGTTGGCGCAGGCGGTGTATCAGCAGGATCTGTTCCATCATCCAAATCCATAAACAAATCTCGTCCTGCCTTCGTAAATTTACCAGATGCATCTACTAAATCATCTTTGGTAACTCTTCCATCTCCATCACTATCTAAATTTGTATAGGCAATGATGTCATTAATTTTGTCTTCTTCAATACCAAACTGTTCCACTAACAAATCCGCAGTACGCAAAGTATTTGCTAGCTTTCCTACATCATATTTATTGCCGGGTATAGTTTTGTCCAATCCCGTAACTTCAAAGTCTTTTGCTGGAATTCCAAACTTAGATAAAACTTGTGGGATAGTATCTGTTCTTGCCCCAACAGTGTTAAATGTTGCCATTAACGCCGTGTATGGATTTGTTAGTTTGCCCGTCATAAATGGATCTTGGGCTATTACTTCTGCAAACTTTGGATCGTATTTTGCAAGCAAATTATTTAACTCTTTTTCTTGTGCAATGCGTCCAGCTTCAGCTTCTCTTCTTTCCTCTCTGCCTGCATCATTATCGTCCCCTTGCTGTACGGTAGGCTGAGCGATTTCAGGTGCCTGTGTTACAGCCTCTTCTGCTGGCTGATATTTATAATTAGCAGGAATAGTGTAGCCTTGCATAGGTTTGCCATTATAAAAAGGCACCATTAATATTTCACCGTTGGGGCCAACATATCTACGAAGCTCTGGAGAAATAGGTGCTTGACCAACAGCCTGTCTAGCTGGGTTTGTTACATAAGGAGTCTGTTGCGGTGGAGCAGACTGTGTTGGGTTGTATCCTGTTGTGGGCATATAACCAGTGGTAAATTGTTGTCCGGGTAGGTACACACCATTGCTGGCATATACAATACCGCCTTGCGCAAACTTCATCGTCTCAGGATCATTAGGATCAAATTTATCGATAAGCTGATCAATTTCATCGTCATAAGCACCTTCATCATCTATAGTTGCTTCTTCCGAATTACCCATCTGGCCCATTGCTTCCATTTTAAAAAGGCCAGCTTTAGCTTTTTGACGAAGCTCCATTAAATTTTCTAGGCCGATATAACGAACAACATCAGCAGGAAACACAAATTCGCCTTCGCTAAGTTGTGCAGGAATATCATCTCTGACTTCTTTTTTAGTAGATCCTGTGGGGACTTCATTACCGGATATTGGGTCAACTGTTCCTCCTTCGTCTTTAAGTCCGCCCTCTGCGAAAACACGTGTTTTTGTTTCTTTCTTTTCTTCTTTTTGTTCTTCCAATAAACGAGACATTTGATCTACAGCGGCTTTTTTACCGGCGTCGGTATCAGCACCCTTTATAAATATTTCCATGCCGTCCGCTTTGAATTTGTAGCCTTTTCGCCGCTTATCATAAGTCGGCGTAACTATGCCTTCCATTTGTACTTTTACATCAGACATCTGATAACGCCTCGTCTCGTAGATACTTCATTTGTCGCAACGCCTTGACTGCACCTTGCGCTTGATGAATAGATGCTATGTCATCTAGTTGTTCCAGCTTTTTGTGATTTTCAGATATCATAATATCTAAATACTCACAAAACGCATCCCATTGCTTATGATTACTGCAAAGGGACTTGAGCTTGCTCACCACCTTCTGCCGGTGGTTGTCCTGCTTGGTCATTGCCTGTAAATCCTTGTTCTCCCGGTACAGGGGCTTGCCCTACACCAATATTAGCCCCGCCAGAACCTGTGGGATCGTCCACTGCTGGTGCTCCTGTCGCTGGCTGAGCAGGCGCAGGCGGTGCATTTTGTTGCATAAGTTTTTGTTGCAGTGCGGCTTCCTCAAAGCTATTTGTAACCTTGTCAGGATCAAGATCCATTGACTTTGCAATTTCACGTACAATGTAAGGGAACTTAGCAAAAGGAGCGAGAGTCGGATTAGACGCAACTTGCATGAACTGCATTAACCGTTGACTACGTACTTCGTTAGCCATCAATGACTCTGTGCCACGCGCTTTGACCTCTAAGTCTCCTTTAATTTCTGGATCAAAGTCAAACTGCATATTAAATGAAAACATTGCTTTACCTAATGGCGCAAGCAAATAATCATCAACATTTTTAATGACAGTCTTAATACCCCCAGCCGCCGCATTCATTAGCATCGAAATACCAGATGCTGTACGACCTACACCAGACACACCTGTTTGTCCGTGTGCAAATGAGGGGAAGCCTGTTGACTCATCCGCAAGTACACGGGCTTTGTCAAACAATTGCATATTCTCATTAGATACATTTGGAAACTTTGTTCCAAAGATAGCTTGACCCGGTGCACCGCCCTGACGACGAAAAACCTTACCCGGATACACTGAGAGATCTTGACCGGGAACAAGATTAGTCTCATCGATCTCAATGAGCAAGTTACCAGACAAAACAGCATTGTCCACTGCCATACGCATAAAGCCGTTCATCAGCGTTTGAGTATCGTCCATGTTTTCTGCGATACCCACACCAAAGAATGAGTAAGGATTTAGCTCATAAGGGACTGCATAGTATGGTATGTGAGCAGGCTTAAACGGATTTAGCACAGTGCGAATAATGCGATTATTACAATACCAAATGTTTGCTTGAACTTCGTCGCCCTCTCCAAACTCCTCTGGTATTTCGATATTCGCAGTTTCTAATATTTCTCTATCGACTGTGCCCCAGTATTCTAAAACCTCAAAACGATCAACATCATAATCGGTTTGATAGTCTCTTAAATCATCTTCCCAATACTTTTTATAATATCCTTCTCCCTCAGAAATGACATCGTCAATAACTTGAGCACGGAAAAATGGACGTTTTTTCAATGCACGTAGTTGAGCACGAGACATCTTATGCCGCTCAATAACGTACTGCGCTTCGTCCATATTTGCCGCATCAGGATCTGGATAAAAATTCCAGACAGAAACATGTGATGTAGAAGGAACTGTTTTAATTACAGGATTATATTCTCCCTCTTCATCCCAGTTTGGATATTCTTTATCAGTGGCAAACGGACCTTTCATAATCCCTGTGCCAAACAGCGCCATTTCAAATGAAGTAGATCTTAGTTGTTTAGAGGCATGAGCTTCCTCTAACTGATCCATTATTTTCTTTTCCATTTTTTTGGCCGCTACTAAAGCAGGCTCAAAAGAAATTTGAGTTCCCGTTAAGCCCGGTCCCTCAGTCAGGCCTTCAACATCAGCAAGTTTATTTTTTAATGGCCCCAGCATTTCTCGCAGACTGTCTGCTGTCGCACCGGGAGGAAAGTCCTTACCGTCCCCTGCAAAACCAAAAAGCGAATCCTCACTTTCAGGAGCACTACTTTCAGGCTTTTGTTGCATGTCAAAATGCACAGACTCTGCTACACCTTCAGGTAATACGGTTGGTTCTACTGAGATTGGAAACTTTTGATTAGCAAACAAAACATCGATTATCTGCCCATAAGCGGCCAATGTTTTAGTTTTAGTTACCTTAATAAATACTCTAGATTTTTCAGCTTCGGTAAATTGAACATCGGGGCCGTACAAACCTCTGTAATTTCTGTACGACTGTAGCCATCGTTCCTCGTCTTGTCTTCTGGCATCTTCAGCTTTTTGATATCGATCAATGACATGTCCCGATAAAGATTTAAGCTCAGTAGGCTCAGAAGAAACTTCTTCTACATCATCAAGTGTAACTTGAACATCCGACTCAGAGCCGAAAATTTCATTTTCTTCCATATTTAATATCCAAATGTGCTATCGGCGGGAACAAAGTTAGAAGGTCTTTGATGGGCAGGATCGTAATCCCAAATTGAAAATCGCGGTCTGCTCATTATACCATAACGTAATGCATCATACAAATGATCTTCTGCTTTTGTGTTTATGTCTTCTGGGTTTCTTTTATCCAGTGGTAATACAGGGAGTTGTGCAATTATATTTGTACAGGTGTTAAAAAATTGTATTCTTGGTTGTTCCGTAAACTCATCAATTTGTAATCGTCTGTGCAATTCATTTTTACCTGCAACTCTTGAACCACCAGATCTGTCTGACGGTCTCCATCTACATCCTTTTTGAATCATTTGTTCCGCAAGCGAAGGTCCAGTATCGCCTCTGCGATGCCAACATGAACTGTCCAATACTCCATATCTGATCCTGCCGTCTCCCGATTCCAGATCGAGAACCATATCCGCGAGATCAGTTGCCAAAACCTTACTAACATATAACTCGCGATAAACAATAAGCTGTTCATCAGGAGTACAAGCAAACCAAACGACAGCAGAATAAGAGCCATACCCATAATCGCAGGCGCGAAACTTAACCCAATTCCTAGGTACGTCAAAAGGATCAATAACGTGGATCTGTCTGTTAAACTCAGGAAACGCCGCGCCTTCTGCAACATCCCAATTGCCTTCTAATAATTGCTTACGCTGATGCTCTGGTAAAGATAATAACATCGCTTCATAGTCGCCCTGCTCGTACAAATGTGGATTGTCGGTCAACATTGCGGGTATGAATCTGCGTTTAAAAAGCGGTATGCCTTCCTTAGAATGTCCTTTTGGATAAATTAATGTTTTACCACTTTCTATGTCTTTTGCGTTAAATGATTGACCCGGTGGTGCAGGATCAATAAACATTTTTTTAACCCACGAGTGTCCGGGTCCACCGGGGTTTGTAGTTGCTCTCATATATGTAGGTAGATCTGTCGCTGTGCTACGTAGGCGAGAGCGCATGTAATCCCATGCAAATGGCGTGTGCCACTGTGTTAATTCGTCAAAACCAATCCAGCTAAAAGCCTGACCTTGGTATCTTAACACGTCTTCGTCCCTGTCGAGATACGAAAACCACAACCTTGCGCCTGAAGGGGCAGTCCACTGCATCTTTCTTTCTGACCATTTTATACCGGGCCAGATTTTTGGATACATCTCTTGAGATTTCCAAACAAGTTCTCTTAGTTCTTCGTTTGTATGTCGTAGCAATAGCCCGCTGAAAGATGGATGTCCCATAAATCGTAACGGGTCAGCCAGCATAGCATAAGACTTACCACCGCCTGCGGCACCTCCATATAGAACCTCCCGTTCTCCCGATGCTAGAAACTCTGTTTGTGGTCCAGCATTGGGTTTAAATATTACGTTGTATTCTTCTTCAGGAGCTATAGGCTCAAATTCAGGTTCTTGTTGCGGATCTTGGCGAACTTCAATTCGCGGCTGACTCAACTTCTGTGATTTGCGATTCTCTTGCGCCAAGCCTCGTGCGCTCGATTTCCTCCGCTTTCCTGATCGCCGTCTTGTACCTTTCGGCCCACTGGCGGAGAGTTGCGCTTCGTCTTTTGTTGGACTGCTCATTTGCGATTCTTTTCTTTAATCCCATATGAGAAATACTGCGATTTGTTTGTTTAGTGAGCCAATTCGCAACTTCTCTATAACTATACTGTTGTAAATATTCTTTAGCTTTTTCTAGTGCTCTAAGCTCTCTGGGTATTGGTAACAGTACGTCATCGTCTTCAGGATCTTCTTTATAACCAAATGGAATAGTTCTAGCTATTTTAGGTATGGGAAGAAAATCCTCATCTTTAATTATATTTTCAGGCTGGGCAAGTATCCACTTACCAGCGCCCCTATCAGTTGTCATCCTCAGATTTTTTCGGTGGAAGTATCATCACACCGCCTGTTGCTTCTACTTGAAGTTTTTCTGATTTGATAATGCCAACACGATCCATTACTTCTTTTGCCGCCATCATCTTTTCTTTAATACCCATTTCTGTAGGGTCTGCTAGTGCACCGACCATAGCCATTGCCGCACGTGGCGCATTGCCTGCTAAGTACATATTAGTGTGCTCTAGTATTTCGTCTTTTAAAGACTCCACAATACTGCCGGTGTAATGCGTCGCAGAATATCCCGCTATTTTTTTAGCTTCAGTTGGATTACCACGAGCTTCCCCAAAAAGAGCGTCTAAAAATTTCTGCTGTTTTTCAGTTAAATTACGCATTTTGTTTTCTCAATTGCTCTTTAGCTAATTTTGCTAGCTTGGCCTGCTCAGGTTTATTTGCAACTTTAGCTCTTTGCTCTAGCACAGTTAATATTTGTATTTTTCTAGCAAAAGGTTTGCTAATCTTTTTAACTTTTGCAATCGTCCTTTTAGCATCGGCTACAGTTGCATACGCGATTGAAACTGTATCTTTTGGATTCTCATCCGTATACAATCTTCTTCCACTTCCCTTTGGTT